AGGAGGTCGGGGTGGGGTGGTGCCCACCTCCTGAAGATGGCAGCCACGGTGAGAGGAGCACGACAGTGCAGAAGCGCAGCCGCATCGGTAAGAACGAGGTCTCTGGTCTCGGCAAGCTGTACCTCCATGGTGGGCAGGCCCTGAAGCGGGACGACCTCGAACTCACCAACGCTGAGTACGCGGTGTTCGCCAAGCTGGCCTGGTTCGGGCTGGCCAGGCGCGAGCAGGAGCAGAGGTGGTCGATCACTGACCTGGGCATCGCGTTCATCGAAGGCCGGGCCCGAGTCCACTCGGTCGCCATCACCGAGGACCGTGAGTTCCTGGGCCTGGAGGGCGAGCTCGTCAAGGCGGGCGACCTGAACGAGTCCTTCTACTTCGAGACCGTCTGAGTTGAGCAGGCAGAGCTCCGGCTGGGAGTACATCCGAGGCGTCCCGCGCTGGGCGCCGACAGTAGAGAGCGCCATCTCCGAGCTGACGTACGACAAGTACGGCCAGGAGTACGAGGAGGCGGTCGCCAAGCTGATGGACATCGCACGAGCAGCGCAGCGTGACTGCGCCGACCGACTGACTGAAGCCGGGCACGCCGAGGCGGCGGCCCTGATCTTCCCCACCTACCCCGAGGAGAACGAGCAGTGAAGATCGCCATCACCATCACAGTGGACGTCAAGGACCCGGCCGAGTGGACGCGGTCGTTCGGAGTGGAGCGGGCGGGGATCCGGCAGGACGTGAAGGACTACGTCGGCACCAACGTGCAGGGCCTGCGTGTGTGGGACGAAGTCGAGGCGGAGGTGAGCTGGAAGTGACTGACTTGATCGTGGGACTGTCGGGCTACGCCCGCAGTGGCAAGAACACGGCGGCCGACGCCCTGATCGAACGAGGCTGGAGGCAGGCGGGCTACGCCGACAAGCTGAAGGACTTCCTGTACGCGGTGAACCCCTTGATCCCTGGCCACTACGGTGCCGGGAGCCTGCGCCTGCGAAGGCTGGTCGATCAGACCGGGTGGGACTACGCGAAGACGGCGTACCCCGAGGTGCGTGCCCTGCTCCAGCGCACGGGCACCGAGGCCGGCAGGCAGGTGCTCGGCGACAACGTCTGGATCGAGGCGCTGTATGCCTCACACGCTGACGCGACGGGCCTGGTCGTGACCGACGTGCGCTTCCCCAACGAGGCGCAAGCCGTCGTCGACCGAGGTGGCGTGATGATCCGGGTGGAGAGGCCGAACGTCGGCCCGACCAAGGACAAGTACGGACGTGCGCACATCAGCGAGACCGCGCTCGATGACTGGCCCTTCGACCACGTCCTGATCAACGACGGATCGGTGGATGACCTGCACGCCAAGCTGCACGGCGTCGCCGAACTTGTGCAAGTGTGAGCGTGTGATACTGTGACCATCAGAACGATTCGAGAGCTCGACGAACTGCCTGACGGCACCGAGATCGCGATCCAGGACAAGCGGGACACGCCCCTCTTCAAGCGAGGCGGCCACTGGTACAGCCCAAGCAAGACGGCGACACAGAACATGATCGCCTACGTCAACACCCGGCGCTGGGGAGTGCGGGTCATCGAGAGAGGAGGTCGGGAGTGAGGATCACCCCCCGAGCCCATGAGATCAAGAAGGTGGTCGACATACTCGAAGACCCCACCTTCGACAGCCCGGAGCAACTGGCCAAGGCTGTGATCAAGGAGGTCGGGGACATGCTTCAGATGCGGGACCTGTTCGTGATGGTGCACACCTGGGCGGACGGCAGCAAGGGCCTGAACTTCGGCCCCTTCGGCGCCGTAGCTGAGGCGGAGACCTTCGCCAAGAAGATGAGCTTCGGTGGCACCGGCAAGGTAGTACCCCTGACGTCGTCGGGGATCATGCTCGCCAACCACGACGGCAAGAAGGACGGGTGGCCCGGCTACTGCTGGAACCCTGAGTGTGGACACGCCCCCTGGACCCATGCGGTGGATGGTGCAAGCCGTGGCAAGTGCCACCTGGTGACGTGCAACTGTGACAAGTTCAAGAAGGACGACCCGAGCCTGAAGGCCAAGAAGAAGGCGCCCGCGAAGGCCGGCGCCTCGAAGGGAGTGAACGAGCTCTGAGCTGCAACTGGAGGCCGTGCGAGTGCGGCAACAAGCGAGACTTCATGACCAAGCACAACGCCGAGAAGGCACTGGGCAAGGCCCAGGCCAAGCGGAACCGACAGGGCGAGGCACGCGGCACCATGCGGGGCCTGAAGGTGGAGAACCGTGCGTACCTCTGCGAGGAGGGCGGCTGGCACCTGACTTCGGAGAGCCGCCGCAAGTTCGAGGACCGCAATGCCAACACCATGCACCTGATCTACCGATGAACACGACGAGAGGAGACCGGCAAGTGACGAACGGATGGGACTGGGTGGCCGAGGGCCAGCGCATCGCAGAGGAGACGCGGAAGGTGGACATCGAGACCATCAAGGCGGAGTCGATCGTCTTCGAGGGGCCGCTGGACTACCTGAAGGCGGCCGAGATCGAGCACACGGAGGCCGAGCCGGCGCCCAAGGTGGGCGGACTGGCCGGAGACCTGGCTGACATCGTCCGAGAGGTCGAGCTGTGCCGAGCCGGCCACTGCGACGCGGCCTACAGGCAGAACGAGCAGGGCGGGGAGGCTCGGCACGTCGTGGCCGAGATCGCGAAGGTGGTGGGCGTGCAGCTCAGCTCCGCGTTCATCCGTCCGCTGGACGGCAACGTCTGGAGCCCCAGGAACATGGCTCGGGTGCTGACCGGGGTGCAGGAGCTCGTCTCTGAGAACCAGGTGCTGCGCCAGGAGCACGCCAGTCGGGACAGCAAGGAAACCATCACCGTCAAGGCTCTGCATGAGGCCCTGGCTCACCTCGGAGAGGGTGTGCAACTGTGACTGACGCCATCGCGCTCGAACCTGTCACCGACGAAGACATCCTGATCGTCTACGGCTTCCACCAGGCCCGCATCTACCCCGAGTTCAACCGGGACAACGTCTACACCCTGAACGGGGTCGCCGCCTTCGGCCGCCTGAACGGACGCCAGCCCAAGCGGGTGTTCCACACCGGCCTCGGCCTGAGTCGGGAGGCTGACCGGCTGAGGCGCCAGCTCTCCGATCTGGAGGGCAAGTACGGCACCCGAGTGCACCACGTGAACGAGCTCTACATGTACGACGAGGAGATCCCCGCATCATGACCATCATCCAGACCCGCAGTGACGTCACCGTCGAGCTCGTCAAGGCCAGCGCCACTGACTCCGACGTAGCCACCGCGGCCCGCGTCAGCACCGTGGGTGCCAGCCACGACCGCGTCGTCGACCTGACCCGAGACCAGGGCCTGATCAACTACCTGATGCGGGACCGGCACGGCAGCCCCTTCGAGCACACCTCGTTCACCTTCTACGTCGAGGCCCCGCTGTTCGTGGCCCGCGAGCACATGCGTCACCGCGCCGGCCACTCGTACAACGAGGAGAGCGGACGCTACAAGGAACTGGCGCCCGTCTTCTACGTCCCCGACCAGGGGCGCAACCTGGTCCAGGTCGGCAAGCCTGGCGCCTACGTCTTCGAGCCCGGCAACGCAGGCCAGTACGACTGCATGTCCGCCTACATGGCCAGCGCCTACACCGAGGCGTACGACGCCTACCAGGGCATGCTCGACGCAGGCATCGCCCGCGAGGTAGCCCGCATGGTGCTGCCGGTGGGCATCTTCACCTCGTACTACGTGACGTGCAACGCACGCAGCCTGATGCACTTCCTCGGACTGCGTACCCAGAGCGCGGTCGCCGCGCACCCCAGCTTCCCGCAACGCGAGATCGAGATGGTCGCCGAGCGGATGGAAGACCACCTCGCCGAGCAAATGCCCCTCACCTACGCCGCCTTCAACAGGAACAAGCGGGTGGCCCCGTGAGCGAGAGCCCCATCGTGAGCGTCGAGTGGCGCAAGACCAAGTGGACCCCCGCCCAGCGGGAACGCCTCGCGCGCATCCTGCTCGGACCGATGGCGCGAAAGGACTGAAGTAGGTACAGTTACACACGGCCCCCACGCCCCCCGAGTCTCAGGATTCGGGGGGCTTCGACGTATCCAGATGCAGTCAAGAGAGGGAACCCCATGAGCAAGAAGGCCCTGCCGCGACAGCGCAAGGTGCTCCGCGTGGCCATCTACCTGCGCGTATCCACGTCCAAGCAGCTCGACGGCTACGGTCTCGATGTGCAAGACGAGCGGTGCCGCTCGTGGATTGACTACCAACTGAAGAACACCCCGCACACCATCGTGGACGTCTACTGCGACGGGGGAGTGTCCGGCAAACTTGCACACCGCGAGAACCTGGACCGCCTGACGGCCGACATTGAGGCCGGGCTCATCGACGTGGTCGTCTTCGCCAAGCTGGACCGCATCGGCCGCACGATGCGCAACATCCACCGCTGGGTCTACGACGTCACCGACCACGGCGTCCGCGTCGCCACCGCAGACGGACGCATTGACTCCAGCGACGACATGTTCGGCATCCAGCTCTCCCTCCTGGCGTACATGGCCGAGGTCGAGCACGCGCTGATCCTCGAACGCACCATGGGCGGCCGGATCAAGAAGGTCTCCGGAGGAGGGTGGGCCAGCGGCACCCCGCCCTACGGCTACATGCTCGACGACGACCACGAGCCCGTCATCAACCCGAACGAGCTCGAACAGATCGAGCTGTTCGCCAAGCTGGCCCTCGACCAGAAGCTGTCCCGAGGCGAGGCCGCCAAGAAGATGAACGAGGCCGGCCACCGGACCCGCACGGGCAAACTCTGGGAGGGCAACAACCTGATCCTCCGGATGCGCCTGGCCGTCCGCGGATACGTCGACTTCACCTTCTCCGGCGAGAACGAGGACGGCGAGGAGATCACCACCTCCTACCGACTGGAGCTGCCCCCGCTCTTCGAGAACGAGGCCCGCCGCAAGGCCCTGGAAGCCACCCTGGAGGAGATGAAGGGCGCCCCCCGGACCACGTACAGCAATCACCTGCTCTCCGGGCACCTGGTGAGCGAGTGCGGCCACTCTCGGTACGGCGTGGCCCGCTCGCAGCAGGACGACGTGATCTACCGGTGCTCGAACCCGGCCACCATCGCCGAGGGGCACACCTGCAAGCAGATACCCGGCCGGGAGACCGAGGGGTACGTCTGGGACGAGGTGGCCAAGCTCCTGTCGGACCCCGACGAGATCATGGAGCTCGTCGACGAGTGGCTGGGCTCCGTTCCCGACCGCGCAGAGTCCTACCGGGCCCGCCTGCAAGAGATCGACGCCAAGCTGAACAAACTCCAGACCACCAAGCGCAAGAAGATCGCGCTCCTGGTCGCCGCCCTCGACGGGGACGACGAGGAGGACCAGAAGCTGGTCGAGGAACTGAAGGAGGAGATCGCCTCGAAGATGAAGGAGCTCCGCCAGGAGCAGGAGCGCATCACGGAGTGGCTGGAGGAGGCCGAGCACAAGGAGGAGAAGGCGCAGGGTATGCGCTCGGTCATCGACCGGATCGGTGAGAACGTCCAGGATCTCGACAGCATGGAGAAGAAGCGGATCTTGGAACTGCTTCAGGTCCGGGTCAACATCGTCGGCGAGAGCAAGTCCGGCCGGGCGGGTGGCAGCAAGGACCCGATGCAGGAGTGGCACCGCGAGAACAAGATCAGCATCCCGCTCGGAGTCTCCGACGAGCAGTGGGGCCGAGTCGAAGGCATCCTGGCAGGAGGACGGAAGCCGAAGCCGGAGGACCGGCCGTGCTTCGAGATGCTGCTGGAGAAGCTGCGCGAGGACAAGGGGTGGCACGACTACGACCGCGACGTCCGCATGGGCGGGAAGGGCTGGGGCTTCTTCTACCGGCTCGCTCGGCGATGGTTCATGGACGGCATGTACGCCGTAGCCCTGGATGCGATGGCCCCGTACGAGGGGGCCGCAACACCTGTTGGCTACACTCTGCCTCCCATGAAGATTTACGGTGTCATCGCTGATTCCCCGGAGGATGTAGTGAAAACTGAAGTAGGCGAGCGAACTCCTTCCACCAAGGGGATCCGCGGAACCGCTTCAGGTTTCGAGTTCGAGATCGGCAGCGCGAAGGCGTCCTGACCTCAGCAACGAAAGGCCCCCTGCCTTGTGGCGGGGGGCTTTCTTCGTTCCCCACTACTACCGCAGGCCGTACTCTCGAACCATGGCAGAGCACCTGGGGGACCGCCTCGCACGGCTCCGACGAATGGCGACCCTGACCCAAGAGGGCCTGGCGGAACGTTCCAGTCTGTCCGTGGACCTGATCAAGAAGCTGGAGCAGAAGCGGAAGCACTCCGCCCGGCTCCCCACCCTCCACTCCCTCGCCAAGGGCCTCGGCGTCGAGCTGACCGCCCTCCTCGGCGACCCGCCCGGCGTCCCCTCCACCGGAGAGGTCGACCCGCCCGAGCTCGTCGCCCTGCGCCGCGCCGTGAGCCCTCCACTGTTCATGCCGCCCGCCGAACCGAGCGACACCGAGCGCCTGACCGCACCCCTCCTGCGCCGGGAGATCTCGGACGCCTGGACGCTGTACCACGATGCCCACTTCGGCCGCCTGATGGCACTGCTGCCCGGCATCATCACCGACGCCCGCTTCCTCGCCTCGGTGGGCAAGGTGGACGACCGGGCAGCCGGACAGGCGGCCCTCGGCAAGGCGCTCCAGCTCGCCGGCCACCTCGCGATCCGCCTGGGCAAGGTCGACCTCGCCCTGTCTGCGCTGGAGCGCGCGATGAACGCGGCCGACCAGTCCTCGGACCCCCTCCTCGCATCCATGGTCAGCAACTCGGTGGCCTGGAACTACCAGCGACAGAACCGGCTCGACGACGCCACGCACCTGGCTGTTTACGCCGCCGACAAGGTGGAGCGGGAGCAGGAGGACACCGCGGAGAAGGTGCGGGTGTGGGGTGGCCTGGTCATGTCGGCTGCGACCAGCGCGGCACGCTCGGGGGACTACGACACGGCCAGCGACATGATGACGACCGCGGAGGACGCCACCAAGCGGCTCTCCAAGCTGCCCCCGCCTGTCGACGGCAAGCTGGTGTCTGTCTTCAGCCGCTCCTCGGTCAGGATCGAGCGGGTACGCCTCGCCGTGCAGCATGCGCGGCCCGAGGAGGCCCTGCATCTCGCCAAGGGGATGCGGCTGAGTGCCGACACGCCCCCGTCGTGGCGTACGTGGCTGCTCTTGGATCTGGCGCGGGCGCACACCGACCTGGGCGACGCCGAGGGGGCCGTGAAGGCCCTCACAAAGCTCCGCGAGGTCGCTCCTGGCTGGATGTCCCACCACACCCTTGCCGTCGCGATCGTGAGCGATCTGTGGGCTGGGCCAGCGCGTCCTCCGGGGCTGCGGAAGCTCGCTGAGTTCCTTGGAGTGGCTGCGTAAGGCGCCAAAAGGGGGACGTTCCGTCCCTGTGATCTACCCCGCCCTCGCAAGAAGCTGTCGTGAGACGGACGACATGAGGGGCTGGCATGGCGAACACCGCGAGAGAGGCACTGTCCGAGGCGATCGATCAGTTCGGCCACGAGGGCAGGCTGCTCGTCTTCCATGACCCAGGCGACCCGTGTGGCACGACTGCGGAGGGGGCCGACCTCGCCCCGCACAGCGGGTTAGAAGCACCGCGCTCCAAGCTGAGAGAGCAGGTCGCGAAGGCCAACGCCCGGAGTCGAGGGGAGATCCTGTGAGCGGTCCGGACACGATCGTCAGCCACGAGACGTGGACACTCACGCCTGACCGCGAACCCGACTCGGAGCCACTGACGCACGCCATGCAGTGCGCCGTGTGCCTGGAGAAGTCCGACGACAGCGGGGAGCGGGAAGGGCCCCAGTCGTGGGCGCTGGAACACTCCGGGCGTAATCCGCTACACCTGACCTTCCGCGAGATCATCACGCGACCGTGGCGGACGTTCATGCACAACCCCTGAGACGGGCCCTGTCCGAGCGTTGCTCCCCCGTGCCGCTTGGGCAGGGCCTCAAACGACAAAAGACCCCCCAGCCGTGAGGCCAGGGGGTCTTCGTCATGCCATCAGCGGACCGGGCAGGCGCCGGTCGCGCAGTCCTCGTCCGTGCTGTCCTCGATCGAGGTCACGGCGTAGGTGTTGAACTCTTCCTCGGTGATCCGCTCGTACGGAGCCTGAGCTCGCGTGCCGTCTGGCATCAGGGTCGTGCCCTTCAGCTCCGGCAGGAACGCCTTGATGATGTCGGCCGCCTCCTCGGTGGAGTACTTCCCCTCCGGGAAGTTCACGGTGAAGGAAACCGCGTTGTCCGCGTACTCCGTCTGGTACATCGCCTGGAAGTTGAGCATGTCGTACAGGCTGACCTCGTCAGCCGACTCCACGATCTCCGAGTCGTAGCCCATGGCCTCGACCTCGGCGACCAGCTTCTCCTTGGTCGGGTAGGCCACGACCATCGTGTTGCCGGACTGGTCGTAGATGCACTTCTCGACCAGGTGACCGGCGTTCACCGCCTCCTGGACCATCGCGACCTGGGCCGGGTCGGTCATCGAGAAGCGGACGCGACGGTTGAAGTAGC